TATGTTGAATCGGAACATTTATTTTTCTAGATTTATCATAAGTTGTATAATTTCGCATATCATTATCTTTATATTCTATTTCAATAAAAAATAATTCGCTTTTAATATAATGTTGATTCCAATGTACAAATAATGCCACTGAAAGAACTAAACATACTACTATTATTAATCCCATTAAAATTTTTAAAAATACTTCTTCCCAATCAATATATCTCATTTATTTCACATCCTTTGGAACAAAAGCTGGAATTGTTTGTAGTTTAAATAAATTTTGCTTATGTAATCTATCAATTTTATCTTTAATCGCAGGTGTCGGCTTACTCTCTCCACTAATGTAAGCATCAAGTTCTGTATAACTAAACCCTAAGTTATCTTCATCGGTCTTTCCACACAACCCATCACTAGGAACTTTATGAACCAATTCATATGGAAGTTTTAAATAATCTCCAATAGCTAAAACATCACGAACCAATATATTTGCTAAAGGAGAAAAATCACCCGCTCCATCTCCATATCTAGTCGAATATCCTACCCAATCTTCACTTTTATTACAAGTGTTTACAACTCTTCCATTCATACTCTGACTAATTGCATATAAAGTTACCATTCTTACACGAGCAGGAAGATTAACTTCAGTCTGATTAGAAATCTTAACTTTAGTAGCAATGGAACGATAAACTGAATATACTGTACTTTCGATATTAACTTCAATTCCTTTAATACCTAAAAATCTAACAACAGACCAAGCATCTTCAATATCAGCCTGTTCTCCATCTGGCATTAACACTCCAATAACTCTATCTCTTCCAAGGGCTTCAACACAGAGTGCTGCGGCAATAGTCGAGTCCTTTCCGCCTGAAATCCCCACAACCGCGTTACAATCAGGTCCATTTTCCGCGAACCAATCTTTTATCCATTGTACACAATCTTTAGTTAGTTTTTCTGCTCTTGTCATTAATATTCCTCCATTAAATACATATAAACCTCTGGCGTAACAATCTCCATTAAAGAAAAATAATCTTTATTAAAATAACACATTTTTGCAACTGAAGAAGAAAATGTAGAATATTCATTAAAATCTATTACTTTAGCTTCTTTTAAAAGTTTTAATGCGTTTACATTAAACTTCATTCCTCTTGTAAAAATAAGAAAAGTATTCTCTTGAGCAAGTTCTAATCCTTTTTCCCAATCTATAATCTTTTCTACATTATCCATACCAATAGTTACAATAACTTCATCAAAATGTTTCTTTTTCTTAAAATATTCAACTGTATCATATGTATAACCAGACACTTCACCATCTATTTCTATTGTTGATACATGAAAACCAAATGGAGCAACCGCCTGCTTTAACAACTCTACTCTTTTGTTATCATCAATAGCAATAATATCTTTATTCCAACCTTTTATGTAAGACATTGGAGCAGGAACATAACATATTGCGGCATTAGGATATTCTTCTTTAGCTTTCAAGCCCATCGCAAGATGGGCTTTAGTTACTAAACTAAAAGTGCCAAATATAAGTACAACTTGAAGTTTATCTGTCATTATTCATTCTCCAGTCAATGCAACGCTGTAAATATTCAACATACTCAGGATTTTTACACATTCCTTTTCCAGCTACATCAGAAATCTTAGCAACATCCATACCATTACATTTTGTAGTTTTCATAACAATGTTTAAAGGTGGAACATCTGTATCATTAGATAAGTAAGTTCCAATACCAAATGTAACTTTCGCTCTTCCGCTAAAATATCTGAATAATTTATCAGCTTTTTCAAAATTTAAACTATCACTAAATAATAGTGTTTTAGTTTTAGGGTCGATACCAAGAGACTCATAATGCCTAATCATTTTATCTCCCCATTCAAATGGGTCTCCGCTATCATGGCGGACGCCGCTAAATAAAGTTGCATAAGTAAGCTGAAAATCTTTTAAGAATGTATCTGTTGTAATAGCATCTGTTAAAGCTGTACCATTTAATACACCATATTCTTTTACCCATGCATCAAGAGCATACCAATTTGAATATGCAGGGTTATGTTTATGATTTCCCTGACCTACGCACATAATCCATTCATGAGCCATAGTTCCCACTGGAGTTACACCAAATTTCTTTGCAAGATAAACATTAGAAGTTCCTACAAAATGAGAACTACAATATTTCGCGGCTGCTAGCTTTTGCACTGCCATTTCCTGAGCTTCCGCAGAGAGTCGTCTACGCAAACCAAATTCACTAAAAGAAGAAAGATGATATTTACCTTGATGAATACCAATCCATTCAATCTTTTCATCTAATTTTCTTTCAAATTCCTTAATTAATTTATCATAATCATACTGCATACGAAAATAAATTTCATTTACAATAGCTAAAGTAGGAATTTCATACATAGATGTATTTAACCATGTACCAAATGCTTCAATAGATAATCCACATTCTGCATCATTTGTAATTACAAAATCCTCATAACGCGGCTGCCACAAACGAAGAAAGTCTACATAACTACCCTTAATCCATTTGATACCCTCAAGATACTGGAGCTCATCCTCTTTAAAGCGAAGTCCGCAATAAGCTTTAATTTGCTCTCTGATTTCTTCAACCATTTCTTCTGTAAATTTTACATCTTTATTTCTACATTTGAAAGTCCAAGTAGTCTTATAATCAGAAAACTGATGATAAATAGCCTGTCCCATACTGAATTTATACATATCTGTTTCTAATAAACTCGTTACAATTTGTCCTAATCTCATTCTTTTCTTTCCTCTCTTTTTCTTTTTATAAATATATTATAATATATTTTTTAATAAAAAACAAGTAAGTAACTTTAATTACTTACTTGTCCATATATCCTCAATATTTAACACTTCTCTAGCTAAACTTGTTTCTTTTATAAAGGTAGTTTCATTTTCATATTCAACATATTCTGTTGCAAGATAGTGAGTAAAAACAAAACCCTTAGAAATAAGTAATTTAGCATCTTCTAAACTATACCAATGAACAAGGTCTTCTTTATTACTACATGAACTAAACCAATCTTTACCATCTTTCTTATATCTTTCATCATAACCCATAGGTAAAAATTTAGTTTCTCCATTAGTCTCGCCAATTCCCCAATGATATTCTCCTCTTGAATTGTACCATAATCCATCGTCTGGAGAAGTTGCCTCCAGACGATATAGCCATTTATTCATTTATACTACCTCAATTTGACAACTTCTCATAACTTCAAGTGCAGCCTCATGTTTCTCAGGAGTAACACCCGCGCAACAAGCAGAATCTACTGTAATCTTCATATTTGGAAATAACATTCTAATAGGTAAAGCATTAGAAATTACACAAATATCTGTACAAACTCCACAAATTTCAATTTCATCAATAGTATCTTTTCGTTCCTCTAATTCCTCTAAAAGTCCAGTGGAACCAAAAGTAATTTTATCAAAAACAATCTGTGCAAAATCATCTGCGGCAGCTGCGATATCAGAATCAATTTCCCAGCCATCGGTCTCAAACTGACAATGAAGGATAGGAAGCATTTTTCCTTCAAGCGTATCCATATAGTTTTCATAATGAGTGTCTCTTGTAAAGAAAATAAAAGTATTTTCTACCTCTACTTCATTCATATTACAAATTTTATTTACAATATTTTCTTTTGCGGAAACCGCCTCAGGAGTGCCTAATGCTCCAGTGATAAAATCATTCTGCATATCTACAATAATTAAAACTTTCATCTATTATTCCTCTTTCTTATTTAATATCTTTTTCCACGATATAAATGTTGCTCTTTACCACATCTTGTGCAAACATAAACATCTCTATCATTATAATTATAAGCTGCTTTCCGCCATTCATGGTCAAAAAGTTTACAAAGCAACTGTCTAAACCATCTTTCCATTAATAATCATACCTCTCTTTCTTTTGGATTCTATCCATTTTTTGTCTACGATTATCAGTACGAGCAGGTAAGCTTCCTTTTTTAGCCTTATATTTATTACATTTTTGACAATATTTATAAAAAGTGCCTTCTCTTCCTTTAGAGCAATTACCTTCACAAATATAAGATTCACATGGATTTTCACGAGTTTTCATTTTAAAATCCCTCTTTCTTTAAAATAATTTATATTTAATTTATCTTCATCATAATATGGTATTCTAAATAATTTTATATTATTTAGTAAACACCAATTATTTTTAAAATTATCTCTATCTCTTATTTTTTGAACCTCTTCATTTGTAAAAAATCCGCCTGGATTGGTATAATGTTGTCTACCATCAAACTCAATAATAATTTTATGTTCGGGTAAATAAAAATCAAATCTGGCTAATCTATTTGTATTTTCAAACCTGCAAGTTTCAAAAGTTTTTTCTTTTTCATAAATAATATTATTTTCTTTTAAAATTTGTTCAATAATGCCTTCTCCTTTTGAATGATAACATCCACAAGAAAAAATTTTTTCATTTAAAATTGTAGAAGTAGAAATGCTAATAATCTTACCACAATCGCATTGACACTTCCAATATCTTGCTTCTCCAGCTTTATTCCCTTTAGATAAATCTTCTTCTATTACAGTTAAATGATTAAAATGTTTTCCTATTAAAGATGCATAAGTTTGACCTAATCTTTTTTCTACCCCTTGTTTACAAGAACATTTTTTACATTGAGTAGTAGCACCATTACGAAGACTATTTCCATAAACAGAAATAATATTTCCACAACTACATTGACAAATCCAATAAGGTTTTACATGAGGTTCAGGGTCTCGATAAAGAACCGTTAATTTTCCATATACATTACCTGTTTCATTTATTAATTTTCCCATAAATATATCTCCTTTTTATTTCTTATTTTATTTAAAAATATATCTATGGCAATTATTAGAGAATGACCAAAAGATTTTAGCCATATTTATTGTTTAATCCTCCTTTAATTCATCAATAAGACAAATAGAAAATCTAGCATGGTTGTTATCTTCTAGTTTATATACATCAATAGCCTGATAACTATTTGGACAATAAAGATAATAGTCCATAAAATACCAAGGAATATCCATAACTGCACCTGCGAAACAAGGCTCCTCTGGGTCACTTTTATCAATATTTTCGCCCCAGTTATAAATTTCTACATCCGCAGTAAACTCAAGAAAATTAATTATATGTTTTAACTTCATTTTCTTCATATAAAATCCTCCTTACATAAAGTAACTTTTCATATAAACAGTAGTTTTTGTTTTAGTTTCTGGGTTTTTAAGGTCAGGTAAAGTCTCCCACCAAAATGAATAATCTGTAACTTTTATAACTCTGCCTTTTCCTCTATGCTCTCTTTGAAATTTATCTGCATATTCCTGCATTGTTAGCATATATTATCCCTCCCACATTTCATCTTCACAATATTCTTCTCTAAAAAGTTTGTCACTAAGAGTTGAACACAATCTATCAAGTTCTTCAATAGAAAGTTCTACATCTGCCTTGATTGGATAAATATACCAAATATATTCAGGTTCTATATCTTCTTCTTCATCAAAAAGACCATAAGAATCAATAACGCTTTCCGCCATCTCTAAACCATATTCATTTGCATCTTGAAGTGTTTCTACTTCTGTAACACAAACTTCATTCGTTCCATGAAGTCCACCATAAGTTCCTTCACATGCATAAATATAAACTCTCATAAAATTACCTCTCTTTTTTCTTTATATAAATATTATAACAAAGTTTTAATATAAAATCAAAAGTGCGGAATTGCTCCCGCATTCTTTTAACCTAACTCCTGAAATTCAAATTCTCCATTATGGTCTTTCATATACTTTTTATAGGCTTCAGCATCATATTTACCTGTTTTATACGCGGCATCTCTTGCTAATCTGCGACAAGTACCGCAAATACAAACGCCAGATGTTCCGATAGCAGTTGGATAAAATTCATATGAATATCCTCCGCCACTACATCCATGATATTGATTTGGATTGCGGTGTTCTTTGGTATCATGCTCTTTCTTCCATTCTGAAATTGCTTTAGATTCAGATTCTGAAATTGGAAAACCGCGATAATAATCTGATTCCATTTCTTTTAATCTTTTCTTCATCTTTTGCATTTCTTCTGATGCATAAGCTTCTTCACGAGCTTCCATAGCAGCTTTACGAGAACTTTCTGCCCTTTCTATGTGCCACATTAAGTTGCCTTTAATTAAATCACAAAGCTTATCTATGTCTTTTTCACTATTAACCAAATCAAGTATTTGACCATTATAATTTGTAAAACTTCCAGTAAACATTTTTTCTCCTTTTTAGTCCCACCAACCTGAATAATCTAATATAACGGGTCTGTTACCAATATATCCAATATTTGCATCATGCAAATCGTCTGTGATATATTCATCATTTAAAAATTTCATAATTTTATCGAATGTTTTAGAACCATAATACTCTAATACATCAGTTTGCCAAGTTAAATTAAATTCAATATAACCTTTCTCTTTGCATTTTTTAGTTGTTTTTGAAGTTCTATCAATGGTATAAATTTTATTAGAACACAAACAAAAACATTTTGCACGCTCTTGAATGTAAATTGGATGTCCGCCAACTTTACCTATAAACCTTGGCTTACAAAGAATTTTTTCTATATTTTGAGATTTTGCTTTATGATACAAAATTACTTCTGCTTCACAGTAATTCCAACCTTCTCCAAAACGAGAATACTCATAATCCCAATATCTTCTACCTTCATTTACATATTCTTCAAGCTCATCATCCCAATATTCATCTTCTTCCTCGGCGCCCGTAAATGGAATTTTAATTACATATTCCGCACCCTTAGGGATAATAACACATTTACTTACTCCATGAAAATAATCATAAGAAAAATCCTTTGGTAAATTATCAATAATCTTCCATTCAAAATTTTCTTCTGTTAATTCCCCATCGAAAATACAATATTCCAATAAATCTAATATATTTTGAGTTACCATAGGCATCTCCTTATAACAATATTTTTCTTTATAATATTATTATAACATATTTTTTAAAAAAATACAAAGAAAGACCTTATTTGTAAGGTTTAAATTAAAAAGGAAGAATTTAATAATAAATCTTCAATACTAATATTGTCATAGTGAGTATATGGTATTCTAATAAGTTTAATATTATTATCTTTACACCATTGATTTTTAAAACTATCATGTTGCTGGATAGTGTAAATTTTATTTTGAGTATAATATCCTGTTCCATTAGATAAATAATGTTGTTTACCATCATATTCTATTAAAATATTATAATCAAATAAATAAAAATCAAATTTAGCCAATGCATTTGTATCAGGAAATCTACAAGTTTCAAAAGTTTTTTGAGTTTCAAATTTAATATTATTTTCTTTTAATATTTGAATAATTTTTTCTTCTCCACTTGATTTTAAACAACCACAAGATTTAGTATGTCCATCTAATAAATTAGAGCTTATTACATAAACAATGTTTCCACATTCACATTGACATTTCCATATAATTTTATTATCTATTCTTTGTTTTGTTAATTCAATTACAGTTAATTTACCAAATTTTTGACCTATTAAATTTTTCATTTTAGCTTTTGATACTTGTTCTTTTTGATGACATCCACATGATGTAGTGTTATAATTTTTTAAATTACTACTTTTTACATCACATTCATTTCCACAGTCACATTTACAATGCCAAATAATTCCTTTATCTTTACTTCTTTCTTTTAAAGGATATAATGGAATTAATTTATTAAATTTTTGATTTCTTAAATCTTTTCCTCTTCCTAAATTTTGTTTAATTTCTTCTTCTGTCATTATAAGATTCCTTTCTATAACAGCCACAGCTAAAAATAGCGTCCTTTTTATTACTTATTAAATGGTCTCTTCTTACAGATACTATGTTTCCACACTCACATTGACAAATCCAATATGAAATATTTTTCTTTTTAGAGTTATCCTTACTTAAAACTGTTAATTTATGAAATTTTAATCCTGTTAAATCTCTTGGATACATTTTTATCCTCCTTTATTAAATATAAAAATAGTCTGGGAGAAATTATATTAAATCACCCAGACTTTATATTTATATTTTTTCAATAATACATCGAGATAAAATCGTTTGTTTTTTATTTTCTCTTTCATTAAACTCTTTAATTGTTCCTGTTAAATTTATAATATCTCCAAGTTTTAAATCTAATTCTTTTAAAGTTATCCATACAAAACGAATATTATTAGACATAAAAGTATAAATATTTTTTTCTCCATATATAGAATTAAAAGAATGTTTAGAATAAAATACTGTAGTAATATTTCTTATTCTTGTTCCAATTTCTGCATTATAATATTCTCCTTGCGCAGGACCTTGAATTTCTTTTAATTTATTTTTAATAATATCTTCAGCTTCAGAATAATATAACATTGACTTTTCTTTTTCTTGCCACTCCATGATTTCATTCATTTTTACTTCAAAAAAAGAATATCCTTCTGGCAAGGGAAAAAAAATTGGACAGTGCCATTTCAATATTTTATCAAACTTACAACCCTGTTCTTTTAACCAATTTTTAATTGAATAAGTATCATCACCATATACACAATAAGTTATGCCATCTTCATTAAAACCGTGGGCTGTAAGCCACTCCATTTTTGTCATATCATTATCCCTCTTATAAATCGTGTTCTGCTATGTACATAAATAAACACATAAAACCAAATTCAATGCCTACTATAATTACAGCACCAATCCAAATTGGAATGTTAAAAATAGCATTAATTATAAAACCACCTCCAACTATGGTGCAAATTGCAATTAAAAATAAATTAAGCATTAAACCAATGAAAATAAAAATCTGATGCATTTTCATTAATTCCACCATTCTGCGTCATGTAACGCCTCTTCAATTTCAGCAATATGAAAATTGCCATATTCAATAGGTTCCACAGGAAAGAAGAAATTCTCAATTTCCTGAATCTCTTTAATTGTAATGCCTGGAACAAAATCGCCAGAAATCACAACTGCCGCCAACTGCTGAGCCTCTACAATTTCAGTATGATTATACCACTGTCTTGCTCTTGCATCAATAGTTTTAGTAGCTTCATAGATACCTTCAGCTTCGAAATAATCAACTACAATTTTAACTGCTTCCGCGATTAATCTTTCATTCATCATTTATCATACCTTCTTTCCTTATTTATATATAAATTATATCATAAATTTTTATAAAAATAAAGGCTGAGGATTAGCTCAGCCTTTTAATTCTTTTGAAATCACTTATTGCATTCGGTATCCAAATTAATATATTTAATATATCTAAAATAATTAACCATAATGTGTCTTTAGTTACAATATTTATAATAGCAACTATAAACCAGGCAAAAATAATAGTTATATCACAAACTGTTTTTGCTATCCATAGAGGCTTTGGTTTTTCTACTTTATATGCCGTACATACAAAAATCGTATGTAAAATACATAAAATTATAATAGCAAGTAAAATTATTAATTCCAATATTTCTAACATTTATTTTTCCTTTCTTGGCGGGAGTTCGGTCCATGTTGCTATGGACCTACGATTACCGCTACACTGTATAATGAATACTCTTTTCCTTTTGTCTACGAATAAGCAAGTAATCAGCTTTCATCTGAGAGTATTTAGCATAAAGAGCTTTATCATTCTCATCCTCTGAAGTCTTATAATACTCAGCTATTTTAACTTTAAGGTCCTCTCCGCGAATAATAACTCCGCCACGATTAAATTCATAAATATTATCCGCAGGAACAAAAGCACATTCAATAATCTCATCATAAGTTTTAGAGTCCTCAAAATCAATACTAACTTCATCTTCACTAAACATATCAAGATAGATATTTCTCATCTTCATAGATTCACCATTAGTGAAATATAAAGTTAAGTCATATCTTTCAGATTCAATATGAAGAATATTTAAGTCTTTGATAGCTTCTTCAAAAGTATCACCGTTATTTAACTCAAAAACAATAGCTCTAAGACAATCATAATTAAGATTAATTTTATGAGCGAATGAAATTACTTTAGTAATCTCTTTGTAATACTGCTCTTGTAATTTATCCTGAAGATATTCAGTAATTTCCGCATCTGTAGGATAATTAAATGCAAAATGATAATGAAAACGACCAGGTCTGTTGACCAAATAATCATTAAGTCCGCGAAGATTATTACAAGTAACTACAAAAAGCTTTTTCCCTTGAGCAATTCCGTCAAAGAGGGTTAACATCTCTGCCTGCGGGGATGGACCTTGTTCTTTAGACACGAAAGTCTTGTCAAATTCATCAAATAAAATCATAACCTCTTGCTCGATTGAATCAAGATAGTCTGCAATGCCAGGGTAATATGTGTTTACTACTAAGAGCGGGATTCCTTGCTCTATAGCGGATTTAGCCAGCATCTTAGAGAATAAAGACTTACCAATGCCTTTATCGCCACTCAAAATAACACCAAGATTACGATTAAACTGTTTAAATGCGTTTAATACTTTTGTTACTTTGGATTCATGAACGCCATAAGTTTTTTCTTTAATTTCAATATCAGAATAGCCCTCTAAATAAAAACCAGTCTGTTTATCAAAACAAACTGTGTAAGCTCTTGCTGGAAGGCTATCATAAGTTTTCATTGAATTATCATAGATTCGATAAATATTTCCTGTATTTATTGCTCTCATTCAATAACCTCTCTTTACCAATTTTGCTGTACTTTTAAAGTTGCATTACAACATCTAGTTCTATATCGTTCTGGAAATCTTGTAGTTGTGCAGGCTCTACTTTTTCTGTCTACTAATTTACCACATTCATTGCAATAAATAGTATATTTAAAAAGTTTTTCATCAGGAACTGCATATACCTGTTCCGCGTCTTCAACACAGGTAGATGGACTAGCTCCAAGTTTAATAGCCATAGCTCGCCACATATCATCATGACCATGTTTAGGTCCAACTAAAACATGAGCCATTTCATGTTTAATAGTATCCATAATTTGAACAGAAGTGCCGCTTTCTAATAGCATTTTTGAAAATTCTATTTTTTCTAATTCACCTTCCGTGGAATAAGTAACTCTACCTAAACATCTTGTGAATCGTCCATTTGTAGTAATTGGACAAGTTAAAATAAAATTATTTTCTTTTGCTATTGTATGACAAATTTGGGCAACTTCTTTTATATCCATTATGAATACCTCTTTCTTTCTTATATAAATATTATATTATATTTTTTATTAAAATTCAAGAAAGAAAAATCAAAGGCGGTTTTATGTTTGTGAATGCGATTGTTGGCGGCGCGAGCAATCTATTTGACTTTTATCTAAAATTTTGATAAAATATAAGTAATAAAGAAAGGATTTTAAATAGAAATGGCATCAATAGCAGGGAATAGTGTATTATTTGTTTTATGTTCAACAAAAGAACAATTCAATAAAGCTAAAAATATTAAAGATAATACTTTATATTTTATAAAAGATACTCAAGAAATTTATTTAGGTAAATTAAGAATGGGTATTGGAAAATTATCAGATGAAGATTCTGTTTATATAGATAAATATAAAATTATGATGGGAGAATGATTATGCAAGAAATTAAATTTTCAGATAAAGAAAGAGAATTATTAAATAGGGCGGTTGTTGCATTAGAAACTATCGCGGCAGGCATGGATAAAAGTAACTTAGAAACCAGAATGGAAGAGCTTGAAAGCAAGGTTTCCGCGTTTCCAGAGGTTATGGATGAATTAAAGAGGTTTAATTGTTGCGGATATCATGATTAAGGAGAAAGAATAAATGAATTTAAGTCATTGGTTTGTACCTAAAGTTGGTATATTTTATAAACATAAAGAGTGGGCAGATAAAGTTTTTAAACAAATTGAAAATGAACAACCTTTTGGTCATATAGCAAGAATATGTTATAGTAAGCAAGGCAGTTGGATGGAATTAAATTCTGGCGGTTGGGTGAAACAGTTTAAAGCCAGTGATAGCCGCAGAGGAGCAAAAGTTACTTTTGCTATTGTTGAAAAAGATATGGATGAAGATATTATTAATTGTATTATTCGACCTTGTACAGCTTTACCACGATTAATTGAAATAGACGCGGAAGACCTCGATTAAAAAGCTTTAAAGCTATGCTTTTCGCATTCTTTTAAGCAGAGTATATAAAAAATCAATATTTTGCAGATTTTGAGAAGAAGTCGAAAAATACGATAATAAAAGGGAGCCGAGTTATTTCTTTAGGACAAACTCAAACAAACTTTTTGTTTGAATTTTTAAGTTAAATTGAAAGGAGAAAACAAACAAAAGGTTTGTTTGAGTTTTATAATGACATTAGAAGAAGTTTGTGAAAAATATGGTGTAGCTCAAAGCAGTATGACAAATGCATTTCCGCGTACTCAAAAAGCTATTTTAAAAAAGCATGGTGTTAAAATTATAAAAGAAGGAAGAGGGAAAACTGCAGTTTATACTGAAGAATGGGAAGATGACAAAAGAGCTATTACTATGTATGAAGAAGTAAAAGATACAGTAATGATTACTAATGAATCTTTTAAACTAATGAATTGGGATTTTATGGTATTTTTAGCTATTATTACAACACCAATGTTTGTATTTAGAGGTAGTTTTGAAGATTTTTTAAGATATGTAGAAGTTCCTGTATCAGATGCTAATATTATAACTTTAAAAGGAGCTTTAAGTAGTTTAGAAGAGCGTAATTTAATTAGTTATAATTTAGATAGAACTAATAATAAGTATTTTGTTGCTGCTTTATATAGAAAAGTAGAAGAAGAAATGCAAATTGGTATTGGAATGGTTAGAACATGTAAACAATTGGCGGAAAAACATAAAAAAAGAAGTTGGGTTCCGTTATTAAAAACATGGTTAAGTATAAATGTGTTAGCTGACAATCAGCCTTATACAATGAGAGATATAGAGACTATGACCGGCCTTTCCGCATACCAAATAAAAGAGGCTAATAAAATATTAAAAGAAGCAGAGATATTTAAAACTTCAAGGGCATATGCTAATTATCAAAAATGTATTGGTATGTATGTTGATATGAATGGTTTTTATAATAAATAGGCTAGATATTAAGAGTTAACAAACAATTTGATAATTTTTGTTTGGATTAAGCAAAATACTAACTTTTATGAGTATTTTGTTAGTATATGTTTTATTAAATTTGTTTGGATTAAGCAAAAGACTAACCGATAATATATTTATATTTATCGGTTAGTAAAAATCCACTTTCAAACAAGTTTTGTTAAAATTATGTGTTTTTATGAGGCTGTGAACTTAATGAGGTTTATTTGAGAGGGCGGAGCCCTCTCAACGGCGCGATTTTTAAGGAGAAGAATAGAATGAATGATAGAAAGTATATATCTAATGGATGGGATAGTTTTGATAGGAGTGTGGCTACTGCATATAATTGTGCGGCGGTGTCAATGGATGGTGCAATAGATTCAGTTACAGAGTATAGTAATGCCATTTCCGCGTCTATTTCTACTATTGATGAATTAAAAGATGATATTAAATTATTGAAAAAAGCTTTGTTTGGGGATGAATTTAAGAAACCTATTAAGAAAGTTAAATCTTTATGTACTTTAAGGAGAAGTGATTTGAAAACTTTAAATGAAATGGCTATGTGGTGATAATATGAAAGTAAATGGATTAAGAGTTAGTAATTTAGAAGGTTTATATAATAAGCAAAGAAAAGCGGGCAGGCAGCCGCTTGTTAAAGCAGTTAGATGTAGTAAGTGTAATAATCTTTCTGCTTTTGAGAATGAAGATATATCAGTTTGTTTACAGCAAACTGAAAAAGGGGAAACTTTAAGAGGCTATGTAAAATGTCCTTGGTGTGGTAATAAAATGTTTGTAAGTGAATGGAAAAAAGATACTGCGCAATTAATAGGTAAGTATTATACGGAGTTATCAGGTGAATAGTTTGTTTTAGTTTGTAATTGGGGCTTTTGTTTTTTAAATTTCATTTTTAAAATTTAAGGGCAAGGAACCTTTATAAAAATGATTTGAAAAAGTGGTTTGCAAATTGCAAACCACTAGGAAGAGAAAGAAAAATGGAAAAAGAGTTAGAATTTTTGGAAAATGACATTGTTCAGCGATTGCTAAAGAGTAATGAAGAGGTTGTGAAAAAATTAAATAAAGTTGATTGTGGCAAACAGTCGGTTGAAAAGAAAGTAAGCAGAGGACAAAGAGCTAAGGTTGCAGTAATTGATGAAGCTATTGGGGATAATAACTATAGAAAAGAAATAATTAAAAGATTGGTTCAGAATACTAATATTTCCGCGGAAAGGGCTATGGATGCGGTAGGATATAGCGAAGATGAAATTAGAGAAGTTATTAGATATTTAAAAAAGGTTAGAGATCGGAAGAGCACACGTCTGAACTCCAGTCACCTTGTAATCTC